ACACTCAGCACGACAGTGAGAGCTATCAAGAGCCTAACATTCACGAGGATCCAATTGATCCCGAAGAAGACGAAAAGGCGTATTTAAAATCTCACCCTCGTGGTATTCACCCAATTTTCCGTGCAGAAGTTGGTGGTGACGTGCGAGATCCACTTGATTATTCCCCAGAGATGGAGAAATTTAATATCAGGTCAGATTGGCGCCGGAGTGTGTTGGCACCCAGTTTTAGGTCCGACGTAGGGTATGTCGAGTTGCCTACTGGTATAGTTGATGAGGCTTTAGTTTGGATGCAGACACATTGGAAAAAATATCCAACTCCGGAAGAAAGGACTATCTTGATGCAGGAATTGAATTCAACGTGTGCCATGTTGTTGCGTAAATTTAATGTGCGTCCTAGCACTCATTATAGTCGTGTAGAGGAGAAAGATAATTTTATTAATCCGGACTTTTCTCATCAGGTTCATGGTTTGGGGGCTTTGGCTATAGATGTTGGGGAACCTTTGTTCTTCGCTTCTCAGCACCCAATTCCAGTTTTTCATAAGGGCTGGCCCCTTGCTACTTTTATCACCTTCGTCATGCTCGTGGCGATTGTATCGTTATCACAATATCTTCCTTTGAATTTTGGTTTGTTTTGTATTCTATTACTTTTGTTTTTGTTATGGGTATTTGGCTCTTTGTCCATATCCAAGAACAAGCATTGGTATTATTATGCATTTTCTCCGGAGTTGCGTTTTCAATTTGGCTCGAGGCGTTAGGTTACCTAATGCCCAATGCATACAAACTTACTCTGGGGAACTTCCTCCTATTCGAGAAAAATGCTCTGTCAGGTGCACTGGAAAATCAGTTGTGTTAGACACAGAGATGAGGTCTCGAGGGATCACTTATAATTCATTATCATCACAATTCGAGCAATATAAACCCATTCATTTCTCAAATAATTCTTATAATATGTATGCTGCTATAAGAACAAGAGTTACTATGCCCCTTATCGATATGGATGAGGAAATTTCCGAAAATTTTTGGAGTTGGAGGAAATTAGCGTTCCAACGTCTCTTACCTAGAGGAGTTCCCGACGGGGATTTTTTGGAGTGGCTTAAAACTAGTAATTCTTCTCCCAGTATGAAGGCTCAGTACTTAAGGTCCTATGAAAAATTGAGGGCTTGTGGTCAACACCGAAGGTTATGGGTGCCTGCCGGTGAGCTGTTAAGGGAGTGTAAATCAAAAATACATCTTAAAATTGAGAATTTATTATACCGAACCCCTGCTGGATTGAAACAAAAATCCGCTCGTGCCATTTTTGGTTGTAGGCCACGTTTTGTGGTTGAAACTGCCGCATGGGTTAAAAATGCAACTGAGGCCTTAAAATCTCGGTGGGGCATCGGTTCACCTATAGTTTATGCTGGCGGTATGACTGGAGAGAGGGCCGGTCAATGGGCCGATTATAAGGACTATGGGTTATGGTACGAGGACGACGTTTCAAAGTGGGATTCTAGCGTTAGTGCCTCTTTATTAAACTTCTTCACTCAGATGGCTGAGTATATGGGCGCTCCTAGGAGGGTTTTGGCCTATATGCGAAGGAGTGTTAAAACTATTGGCCGTACCAGTCATGGTATTAGGGTTAAAACCCCTGGAGGTATGAAGTCTGGGATTCCTTGGACCTCATTGGCTAATAGCTTATTAAATGGATTTATCCATTTGTATATATATCAGAGAGAGCACGGTCTTACTCTCAATGAAGCGCTTAAAGAATTCCGTATATTGGTCATGGGAGATGACAGTGTTATAAATTGTAAGCGCTCTACTGATTTTAAAAATTCAATGCACTTATTTGGTTTCAAGGCCGAGACCATCAAAAGGGATAAGTTGCACCATGTTGGCTTTTGTTCCGCTTATTTCCTACCGACTAAGAGTGGT